TTGTTTAGATTAGCATCGTGATTACCAGGAATAAGTAACACGGGACCGATGTCTGCCAAGTTTTTTAGAAATGTTTGAACCTCGTTTACAAGTTCTGGAGTGACATCGGTCTTCGCGTGTACTATGTCGCCCGTCAGACAGATCAGGCTTTGTTTGTCGAAACTGTTCGCAACGTAATTGGTAAGTTTAGAGAAGACTCGTCTGTACTCGTCGTGCCTCTTGAAATTTCGTATGTGTATGTCTGATATGTGGAAGATCCGTGTAAGGCTTCCTACGTTGTCGAAATATTTTATCATCTTGTTAATTCATTTTCATTCTTCTGAGCATTAATTCTCCGAATGTCAATGGTTTTGCTTTTTGTAATAATTCTGTCATGCTCGTAAATCCTAGATCAGAAGGGTCTTTACCATCTAATTCTATTAGGTAAACCTCTTTTCCAAGATTAATCAACTGTTCTGAATAAGTAAGCGCTTCTTTTAGAGCGTCCTTATCAAGTGCCAAATATACTGTTTTTACTTGAGATTCCACAAGTTTCAACATCAGTGCCTTTGTAATGCTCTTACCAAATAATGGAACAACGTTTCTTTTGATAGCAATTGCGTCGAATATTCCTTCGCAAAGTATTACTGGTACTGACCAATTAACAAAGTACTCCATGCCTACTATTTCAGTCTTCTGAACAGATGGAGCGTCGTATTTTTGATAAGGATCCTTTTCGAATGAGCGCGCAATAAAGTAGTTTACTTGTCCATTTTTATCGTAAGAAGGAACAATAACTCTATTTCTATAACGACCCTCTTTGCAGTAACCAATGTTGTATTTGCGTACGTCAGATTCGTTGATGCCTCTATTTTTTAAGTACACAGCTGCGTGACGATACTCCAAAGATTTATCATTTTCAGTCATTGAAATAAATTCTTTTGGCAAAAATACTCTTTCGATTTCTACTTCTTCTATCTTAGTTCTATCGTTTGAGAAATAGCTTTTCATTTCCAATAATCTTGGCTTGTCTACCCCAAGCTTCTTAAATAAAGACACCGGCGTTTTTCCCTTAGTAGCAGGGTGACATGTCCAACAGTTGTATTGACCGGTTGAAATGTTGACTACCAATTTTGGTTTCTTATGATTGCAAATTGGGCAGTGGAATGAATGATCCTTCTTGTTTTTGTCAGGTTTTGATTTTCCCAACACAGATTCCAAAAGACCCAAAACTAATTGTTCGTTCTCCATGGATTGAATATACAAAAATCTTTTCGAATAAAAAAATTTAATCTTCGTTGAGTACACTTAGAACTTAAGTTTTTTATTGTCCGACAAAATAATTATTTTTAAAACCTTCTATAACAGGGGGGAAAAACTACAGCAGACAGATGGATATAACTAAAATACTAAACACGCAGCAAGCAGAGAAAGAAACAGTAACAGAGGCAGAAATACAAGCATTGTATGTATATCTAAGTATGCAATTTCATGAAATGAATGATCAACAAAAACTGTTGTGGATAGAGACGATGAAGACATTGGACCCCGATTTTAATAATTTTGAAGATGATTAAGATATACGTTTTGGAAGGTTGCGATAAATGTAAAAAATTAAAATCTAACCTTGACTCTTTAAAACTTGAGTACGAAGAGATTCCTTGCGAACAGTACCCTAATATGTGTGATAACATAGAAGAAGTTACTGGAGTTGATTCCTACCCAATGGTTAACTTAGACGGCAAAATACTATACATCGCTGAGAAGTATTCCAATATAGGCAAGGTAAAATCTATTACTGGAAACATTTCTACAGTAGGAATGTACTCGATAGATAATATCATCGATGCGATTAAAAATTATTAAATTAACAATATGAGATACAAACAATTAATTACTAAAAAATTAGGTGAGCTGATAAACATGATCATGTACCAAAGCTCCCAAATTTCACAACTGCGTCCTCCACAAGAGCTAAAAGAGACCTTAGAAAAGATGCAAGACAAGATAAACGAGGTTCAACATTTAATAGATACTGAACACGATTCTTAATTAAAAAATAAAAGTTATGAAAAAATTAACAGAAGAACAGATCCTAGAGAACTTACAAAAGTTTTACGGATATATTGACAAGTACATTACCTCTGACAGGAAAGATGCCTTACTGGAATTTTATAAGAGTAGAGAAGTTACCTTAGCTATTAGTCCAGCATCCACCAAATTAGCACATCACAACTGTTTTCCAGGAGGATACGTTGAACATGTTAATAGAGTAGTTGAAGCCTCTTTAGTTATGGATAAAGTATGGGAGCGCTTTGGTCAGAAGAAAGATTATACTATTGAAGAACTAGTATTCTCTGCAATTAATCATGACCTTGGTAAACTGGGCACTAATGAAGAGCCTTTCTATATTCCTAACGATTCTTCATGGCATATAGAAAAGCAAGGAGCACACTTCAAATACAATGGTAAGATCACTCACATGAGAATTGCTGATCGTAGTTTATTCTATTTACAACAAGCAAACATAAGCGTTAGTGAAAATGAGTTCTTGGCAATTAAGTTACACGACGGTCTTTACGAAGAGGCCAATAAGTCTTATTACATTACTTATAGTGCTGATTCTGAAATAAAATCTAATTTACCTTACATATTACATCAAGCCGATTTAATGGCTTCGAGAGTAGAAACACAAATTTAAAATGACTGGAATAATCGCAATCATATTATGGTTCGCCACAATTTTTGGCGCTATGGTATACAATCTTTACAGAAAAAATAAACGTTTAGAAGAGATAGTACTTAACCAAAGTAGCTTCGTTAACGATACGTTGTCTATAATGGACGACTTCAATGCTCTAGTAAATAAAATAGACATGACAATGTGGGTTCAATCTGACCCAGAATTATTACAATTATTTGAAACTATAAAAGCAGTCCAAGCTAGAGTTCAACAATTTACAGGAAGAAAATAATATGGCAGAAGATATACTTGTGGAACAGGAACCGGATATGGGTCTTACCATAAAAGGTACACCCAGAATTAGAAAGCCAAAAACAAAAAATGTTTACTTCACTTCGGAAACTGAGGAAGCTATTTTAAGATATCGTGCTGCGCCTAATCAAGCTTTAGCAAATCAAATATATAATAAAGAGATTCACTACGCTTTTTATAAATTAGCCGAGAATATTATCCATACTTTTAAATTCTATTACACAGAAGTAGATAATATAGAAGATCTTAAGTTTGAAGTCATATCTTTCCTTTTACAAAAATTACACCTTTACGATCAATCAAAAGGTAAAGCGTATTCTTATTTTGGTACCATTGCAAAGAGATATCTAATCATTTATAATCAAAAGAATTATAAGAAAATGATCTCTAAGGTGCAAGTAGAAGAGATAGATAACGCAGAAAAAACTCATGAAACTTTAGTTCTTGAGGCTGAATCATCTGATATTAATAGAGTCTCTGTTATAGATCAATTCATAAAGCACGTCGACGATAACTTAGCCACATTATTTGACAAAGACGGCGAGATTAGGGTTGCAGATGCCATCTTAGAGGTGTTCAAAAAGAGAGAAAACATAGACATTTTCAATAAGAAAGCTCTATTCATATACATAAAAGAGATCACGGACTGTCAGTCAAATACCATTACAAAGGTGATCAAAAAGCTAAAAGTAGTATACAAGGAAGTGTTGGATCATCACATTGAAAACGTTGACCAGTAATATTTATTTAAAAATTAGTATGGAACTTGAAAAAGAAATCTTCCCTGGCAAGACTTTGGCGCATTTGGTGGAAGAGGTATACAACAAGCACAAGTCTCAGGACTCAACAATAAAATCAGAGATATTACGTTTGGCAGATATGATTGAAGGCCCTGGTGATGCTATCGTTTTGGTACCCATGATCAAGGGCTTATTAGATTCTAGCCTTAAGAACGACGAAGTTTTGATGAAAATACTTAGTGCTTTCCAAAAGTCCGCGGATGCAAAAGACAAATCTGTTGAAGATGGAGGACTTTTAAGCGAGAAAGATATAGAGCAATTAATGAGCGAGGTAACTTCAATAGGAAACGGAGCTAAACAATTACCAAAAGCATAATGGGGGACAATTACAAAACAGGAAGATCGCAAGGATCAAACGCTGCAACTTCTGGCTTTTTCTATGTTATAGGAAGGGTTAAAAGTATTGTATTGTCTGATTTAATAGAAGGAACTAAAAATGCAAATCCTGATTTTAAAGGCTTTGGAGATATTGGTAAAATAAGTTACGAAGTTTTATACTCTAGTTTGACTACAAGTAAGAACAAAAACATTAGCGACTACGCATATCCTTTCTTTAGTTTTATTAATCAGTATCCACTGGTAAACGAAATAGTAATAATATTTCCTGGGCCTAGTGAAAGTCTAAACGACGATTTTCAATCAAAGCAGTTATTCTATTTTCCTCCTTATAACCTTTGGAAATTTAATCCCAATCATAGCGCTTTTCCAAATATGTTAGAGTACCAACAATTTTTATTGGACTACTACGCTTCTCATCCAGATATATCAGGTCAAGGCGATACTAACTTGGAATTATTTTTGGGAGAGTATTTTAAAGAGACAAATAAGGTTAGAAAGCTAAAACCTTTTGAAGGCGATATTATATTAGAATCTCGTTTTGGACAATCGGTAAGATTTGGAAGTACAACTTCAAAAATAAAAACATCTAATTATTGGTCAAGCCAAGGCGCCCAAGGAAGTCCAATAACAATGATAATAAATGGTCAAGGCGCTCCCGAAAATACAAAAGACGCATTCGCTCCTACATTGGAAAATATAAATAGGGACTTGTCTTCTATATATTTAACAAAAGATCAACAAGTAGTAATAGAAGATTTGAATAATTTTGACTTTAGATCTTTTCGTGGAATTGATACTCAAGCTCAAGAGAGAACAGACAATGTAAGAATATCTAATCCACCTATAATATCTAACGAAGAGGTAGACGCAAATACTCAAGATAAAAACGCAATAGGATAATATGATAGATAAATTAGAATTTCCATTTACTGGCCCACAGGTAATTTTATCTTCAGATAGAATTTTATTACACTCTAAAAAAGATGCAATAATTCTTGCAGGAAAAAGAGCGGTATCTTTGTGCTCTACAGAAACTATTAATCTAGACGCAAAAGAAAAAATTATATTGGATTCTGACATAGTTGAATTAGGCCACGAGGCTCGAGCGTTAGGAGAAAGTTTGGTTTTAGGAAATAGTCTAGTTCTTCAATTAACTTTATTTTCAGCGGCATTACAAGAAATAGGAAGAAACTTGGGAAGAGTTGGAGAGAATAAGGAAAATATAGCCAGATCTATAACGGTAATAAAAAATCAAGGTTTAGAACTACAGGCCGCTGCTACTCAATTAGAAAATTCTTTACAAACTGTGCTTTCTCAAAATACATTCACAAGATAGATGGCGAATACTCCTAACTACGACGCTAGACAAAAAAGGCAAGAAGCAAGACAGCAAGAAAGAGCTGATTTTAGACAGCAGACTAGGGCTAATCAGGCTAATGTAAAAAGAGAAGCAGGAGAAAGGGGAGCTGACTATATAGAATCTGCTGCATCTGGTAATCAAGCAGATCAGTTAGCTACGACATTTAATTTACAGCAATTAATTCCCGACGAAGATCTTTCTACAGGTTTGGAAAGAATAACTGGTATTATTTCTAAAGCGATTATCGGCATAAAAAAGGGAATTTCTAAAATATTTTACGGGAAACCATCGAATCCTAATGCTGTATTTCCAAATCCATTGGACATGGGATTGGTTAAGATTTTAAACTTAATAGCTAGTATAGATTTCTGTGCTATATTCAGTTTTGCAGCAAATCAAATACCTGATAACTTACAAAAATTTGATCCTAAGAAAGCTCCACCGCCAACTGCTGGATCTTTGGAAAAGAAGAAATTCCAAATACAAAAGCTAGCTTACGAAATACAAACATACATAGATAAATTTATGGCTCTTTATGCAGGATCTACGACTGTATCTAGTTTCATATCTAATAATCCTCAAACTCAAAGAGAATTAAAAAATCTTATAGCGCAAGTTACTTCAATATTAGAAGATCTAAACGACGTAAATTCTTCTGCTTCATTAGTAGATCCAGAATTCTCTCAAGCTTTTCCTCAAGCAATTATAACTAGCAATTTTATAACTAACGCAATAGGTTCTTTAAATAGAAAAATAGATTTAAGAACTTTTACAGACGCTGATTTTACAACTACTATAGACACTATTAATAAAATTAGATCTGTGTGTATAGTTATTCAAGCTTACAACGATCCTAAATCAGTTTTACAACAAATAGATACACTAACAAAAGGAAAAATTAGCGAAGCACTAAGAAACTTTGATAAAATATTAGACCCTAAAAAAGCTGTTCCTTTTGTAAATTCAATAATAAAAACAGTAAAATCGATAGTTAAGATTATAGCGAGTATAATCAAATACATCTCTTTGTTACAATTGGTAATTAGAGTATCGTTACTATTGATAAAGATATTCTACAAATTAAGAGCTTTTTTCTTTGGAATTCCAGTACCTCAAGTATTCAATACAGTTGGAGTGCAAACAGCTATATCTGCCACTTACGAAGATATAATAATGAACTCAGGTTTGGTCTATTTCTTAAAAAGAGTGGCACAGATAAACGAAATTCTTACTTTAATTAGAAGCCTTTGTGCTTACATACTAAACAACGTAGTTATAATAATTCCTAAATTGGAATTGATAGCAAGAAATTTAAATAGCTGCGACAGTTGTGACGAGGATTTAAAAGCAGATTTGAATAACACAATACAGGAATTGAAAGAGGGAGCAGACGCACTTCAAAAATATATGGACGATTTTTATAGCGCTGAGAATAACAAGAGCAAGACTTATGGAGACTTCACTATAGAAATATTAACAGAAGAAACAACCGATCAAGCTTTGACTATAAAAAGAAGATTTGGTATTGGTTTGGATAAAAACAAGACAAAGGTAGTTCAGTCTACTCCTACTTATGCTTCCGACGATACCATTATAATAAATGAAGTTAAGTTGTTATTGAGCGCTGGAGGCTATACCAATAAGTCTGTCACTGGAATGAATCCTTCTGATCTAGTTATCTTAATAGAAGCGTCGGCAAACCTAGGAGATCCAGATATAACAATAGACGATTTAGACGTTACTTCTATTCTTAATAGCGGATTGGACGATCCTGATAACGAAAATGAAGAGAATGGATTGGGTCTTAATGCCTTTGCAAACAACCTTCCAGGAGGTAAAAAATTAAGGAAAAGAATGAGAAAGTTAATGGCAGCTTCAATGGAAAATTTAAAAACAGATTTAAAGAGCACTGACCCTGGGCAAAAATATAGTTCAGGTATAGTACGTTAATTAAAAAGAAAGTATCATAAACCAATATTTATAGGATATGGCAAAGACGAATCAAGTAGATTTACTAAGAAAATTAATAAGGGAAGAGGTTGCTAACGCAATCCGCCAAGAAATGCCTACCATTTTAAAAGAGATTCAATCCTCAAGCACTACTAAAGAGGTTATAAAAGAATCTAAGAAGGTAAAACCAACCTTACCAGGCACACTGAATTCACGACCAATGCGTCCCAACCCTAACTTCGCTGGCAATCCTTTGGCAAACATGCTAAACGAGACTGCTATGACAATGGGTGATATGGACGACATGTCTTTTAATACTTCGGACATTGGACCTGACTCCATAGGAATAGACCCAACAAGCTTCTTTCAACCAAAACAAGTGGCTGTAGGAGACGTTAACGGTATGTTAGCAACAGCAAGACCAAGTTCTGACCCAAGTATGGTACAGATAAACGAGGTACCAGACTTTTCGGATTTAATGAGCAAATTAAAAGCTAAAGGCGCTATATAATGGCATACAACTTAAGACAAATATCGCAAGACGATTTGAGACCTTCTCAAGCAATAGGTGTAAAAATCCCATTTTCTGCTCCTATAGCATTTGCTTCTGTGTACAGTACAAAAGAACAGACCAAGTATAATTTGATAAACTTCTTATTGACCGATAGAAGAGAGAGACCTTTTAACCCCACTTTTGGAGCAGGTTTAAGATCTAGATTATTCGAACAAATAGCTCAATCCTCTTTAGAAGACATAAAACAGTCTTTAATATCTCAGATAGAGAACAACTTTCCTAATGTTTCTATATCCGATCTAAATGTTAACGGAGATCCTAATACTAGTTCTATAAGAATAAAATTTAGTTATACATTAAAAAGCTCTAAAGAAACAGACGGTGTAGTATTAGAAATACAAAACGCTTAATTATGCAGAACAACAATATAGATATTAAATACCTTAATAAGAGTTTTGGTTCTTTCAAAGCCGATTTGATAGAATATGCTAAGTCTTACTATCCTACAAACTACAAAGACTTTAATCAAGCGAGTCCTGGCACCATGTTTATTGAAATGGCTGCATACGTAGGAGACGTTTTATCTTTCTATTTGGACAATCAATTACAAGAAACTTTTTTACAATACGCAAAACAAAAGAACAACTTATACAGTTTGGCTTATATGTTGGGTTATCGTCCAAAAGTAACAAGCGCAGCGATCGTTGATCTTAAAGTATACCAACAAGTTCCATCTAAATTATCAGCAGGAAAATATGTTCCAGATTTTTCTTACGCATTTTGTGTAGATCAAGGAATGCAAGTAGCTTCTAATATAAACAGTTCTAACGCGTTCTATTGTTCAGATAAGATTGACTTTAGAATGTCTTCTTCTTTGGACCCAACAGAAGTTGCTGCATATACATTAGATTCTTCAAACAATCCAACTAGCTTCTTGTTAACTAAAAATACTCAAGCTATATCTGGTCAAATTAAAACTCAACAGTTTAGTTTTGGTAGTGCAGAAAGATTTGCTACGATTAATTTACAAGATTCTAATATCATTACTATTTTAAACGCCGTGGATTCTAATGGAAATACATGGTACGAAGTTCCTTATTTGGCTCAAGATTATATTTTGAATCCAGTAGCAAACACTACAATAAACGATGTGAATCAGGTTCCTTACATGATTCAAAAATTACAGGTTCCTAGAAGATTCACTTCAAGATTTCAAAGTAATGCTATATTACAAATAGAGTTTGGGCCTGGAATTAACTCTGTAGCAGATAGCGCAGTACTTCCTAATCCCAATCAAGTGAGTGTTGGTAATACTAATGGAGGATTGAGCATGTTATCGAGCTCTTTCGATCCAACTAACTTTGTTACCACTCAAACTTACGGATTGGCACCAAAAAGCACTACAATTACTTTCACCTATTTAGTTGGAGGCGGCGCTAATAGCAACGTTTTACAGGGCGAATTGACAAGACCAGTAGCCAAAACAATTTCAGGAAATACAAGCTTTGCTTACACCTTAGTTACTAATAATGAGACGCCAGCAGCTGGAGGTGGAGACGGTGATTCTGTTGAAGAATTAAGATTTAACACACAATTACAATTTCCAAGTCAATTAAGAGCAGTGACTCAAGAAGATTACTTGGCTAGAACTTTATGTATGCCTGCACAGTTTGGTAAAGTTTCTAAAGCTTATGTAACAAAAGACGATTCAGTATATAGAGATTATCTAGAAAACAATTCTGGCTTAAGAGATCCATTGGCTATTAGTTTGTACGTATTAAGTCTGGATGGATCTGGATACTTAAGTGTACCTACGCCTTCGTTATTAAAAAATATTCAAGGCTACATGTCAGAATATAGAATGATGACTGATTCTATAAAAATAAAACCTGCTTTTGTTATAAACATAGGTTGCAATTTTGACGTAGTAATTAGACCTAATTTTAATAGTCAAGATGTAGTAGCTAGAAGTTTAGTTACTTTACAAGACTATTTTAATATAGAACGCTGGCAAATAAATCAACCAATTATTTTAACAGAAGTTTATGGAGTGCTAGATCGAGTGGAAGGCGTTCAAACTGTTAAAAAAGTAGAAATTGTAAACAAGTACGGCGAATCAAATGGTTATTCAAAATATTCTTACGATATTCAAGCAGGAACTTTAAACAACGTAATATACCCATCTCTAGATCCATCTATATTTGAATTAAAATATCTAGATTTGGACATTCAAGGTAGGGTCGTAACATTCTAAACTAAGTAAAAATGGCAGTATTTAAAATATTTCCCACAGCAGATACAACATTGTATTCTAGATTTCCCAATCAAAATACAGGTTTGGACGAGATCCTAGAAGTCTCTGTGAAAAATAATCCGGACTCTATTAGTTACTTAGTTGATCCTGATCCTAATTCTGTTATATTAAACGATGATATTAGAAGATCTTTAATACTATTTAGCGACGAAGACATTCTTAGAATAGAACCCTTTGCTACTGCATCAGGTTGGAAAACTAATTTAAGATTATATTTGGCAAACGCTGAGAATTTAAACACTACATACAGCTTACACGTATCTCAAGTGTCTTCCTCTTGGACAATGGGTACCGGTAAATTTTCCGACTATCCTGTAACCATTAATGGAGCTTGTTGGTATAATCCAAATCAATATGTTGGTACAACTAATGCGTGGATAGAGAATACTAGTTATTTCCTAACACCCGGTGGAGGAAACACTACTGGTTCTTATACGGTGTCTCAATCATTTTCTTATAAAGACGATAAAGATCTTAACGTAGATGTATCAGATATCGTAGTTAACTGGTTTAGCGGTCATAGAAACGCTGGATTTTTGGTAAAGCATCCTTCTCAAGTAGAGCAGTATTCAGGTAGTTTTATAGCATTAAATTTTTTCTCTGTAGACACTCACACTATTTACCCTCCTACTTTAGAAGTAAAATGGGACGATAGTTATTATGCCACTGGAAGTTTAAGCATTATAAACAACAATCAATTTGTGGCTTCGATAGACAATAACCTTGGAACTTTCAAATACGATACTAAAAAATATCAATTTAGAGTAAACGCTAGAGACAAATATCCAGCTAGAGTTTTTACAACTGCTTCTATTTATAACGTTAATAAGGCGCTTCCTCAAAGTTCTTATTGGGCAATTCAAGATGTAAAGAGCGAAGATATGGTAGTAGATTTCGATACTACTTTTACAAAAATAAGTTGCGATGGTCAAAGCAGTTATTTCGATGTTCATATGGATGGATTAGAACCAGAAAGATACTATAAACTTTTATTGAGAGCTGTTTTACCAACAAGCGAATCGATAGATATAGACAATAACTATATATTCAAAATAGTTAGATAATGGAAAATGTTCAATTAGTTAAAAAAGTTTATGGAATTAATACCTATTCGAAAGTAATAGACACTTCGTTTAGCGAATTAATAACTGCACCTCAAACAGTGAGCGCAAGCACCATGAATGTGGATCAATTTTTTAGAGAATACGACAGACTATTTTTTGATATTCCAGTAACTGGAGTTAATTCTCATTCTGAATTGGTAGAAAGAAGTCAGCAGTACGTGGGTGGATCGGTAATAGACGCAGAAAAATTAGCATTGATAGAGGAAATTAATTCTCTTCGTCAACAGCTATTAGACATAAATCAATCATTTACATCAATAACTAATCTAGTTTAATGGAATTAGTACAGGTACAAATAAAAGGATCAGACATACCAAGTCAACAATATTCGTCTGTTGATACTTCGTTAATCACCAACAATTACATTAACTCTAATTTTGGTGCCAAGGAAGATTATATAGAATTGTTTATATACGATCAGAACTCAAATATATTATACTCTGATTACGATGGATTCGATTACTATCCTTATCTTACAACCAATCCTTCTAATAGTTTATACAACACGCTTACTTTAGATCCTGAAAAGGACGTTATAAATAGAGGATTCAATAGGGGTTCTGTTAACATACAATACAACTTTTTAAAAAAGTTATTTAATTCTCAATACGGTAAAACATATTGGATCAAAGAAATTTCACAATCTAGAACTGAGATAAAATTAGCTTCTCAGGTTATTAGCGATTCTGGAATTTTGGAAGGATTTGATGTTTACCAAAACTACATATCTACAAAGAATTATTATAGCGATTTCTATTTAAACTTTGGTAGTAATAATTTAGCCATCGGTGTTAATGTTGCTTTTAATGAAGATGCAGAAGGTGCGTACTTAATTGTTAAACTTTACGAACCTTTAGATTCGGATATCGATGTTAAGACCCAATTATGGATAGTAGATAAGGTTTCAGAGCCCATAAACTATAATGTTAACATTCAGGTACCAGCAGAAGATCCTAACGAAAGATTTAAATTAAGAGGACCTAATTACTCTGTTGCTACTAATGTTAAAGTTGGTCAAACAACGCCTTACTACACTTACCATACTTTATTGACAAGTAATGTAACCTCTTCTTATCAAAAAATGTTGAACTACTACCAAAATAAATCGGTAGATATCAACGTTGATTATAGCAATTTTTCTAATTTTGTACATTTTTCTAATGCTTCAGAAAGAGTATTGAATTTTAAATACAAAGTTCAATTAATAGAAAGTTATAATCAAGATATAGCGAACGCAAAGAAATATGCAGTTGTTTCTCCAACAGTTGCCGCGTCATCTTCTTTAGAAGCACAGAAGTCAATAAATAATATAGTAAGCAAATTAGATTCTTACGAAACTTTTTTATATTTTCAATCGTCATCTTGGTCTTGGCCTAAATCAAACAATACACAGCCGTATTCTTTATATTCAGTTACGTCTTCTATAGTATCAAATTTTTTAGGCAGCGCAGACACTGTTACAACGCCAACTACAGCTTCTTTATTGTACTCGGCTTCTATGTATGATTACTCTAACAAAGACGCGTTAAGATATTCTGTACCTCAATACATTACAGACGATTCTAATAACGAACCGTATTTGACTTTCTTGGATATGGTGGGCCAACACTTTGATAATATTTGGTTATACTATAAAGACGTTTCTAATAAGTTCGATGCAACAAATAATCCAAATACTGGTATCTCTTTGGATCTAGTTTCTGAAGCCTTAAGAGGTTTAGGAATGCAATTGTATACAAACAGTAGCATCTCTGATAACGTTTACTACAGCTTATTTGGTATTAATCAAGACGGTAGTTTATTGCCTCCTACTGGATCTGAAATGATTAAAAACTATGTAACGTCTAGTATCGCTACTTTACCTGGCCAAGAAATACAAGACGAAATATACAAAAGACTTTATCATAATTTACCTTACTTATTAAAGACTAGAGGTACACAAAGAAGTATCAAGGCTTTAATCGCTTGTTACGGTATACCAGAAACTATTTTATCAGTTAAAGAATTTGGAGGTAACGTTAATACTACTTTAGGTGGAGTTTACGATTTAGATTCTACTCCTTATAAAATAACAATAGCAACAGGAAGTTCTGCTTCTGTTACCGGTTCAACTACGATATCTTCTTCTTTGCTTTCTCCGTTTACTACTTTACAGTACTACGATCCAAATACGAAGCCAAATTCAATAAACATAGAAGTCGGTTTTAGTCCTGCTGATACCATAAACAATTATATTTCTGCCTCGGGAGTACTTGTTGGTGGAATAGATCAATACATAGGAAATCCTGGGTACGCAGCATCCTCTTCTTACACAGCATTGGACACCCTTAAGAATTCTTATTTCCAAAGTTATAATAAGACCCATAGCGTTTGGGAGTACATTAGACTAATCAAATTTTACAATAACGGTTTATTTAAGGCCATCAAAGATTTTGTGCCTGCGAGAGCGGATGTGTCGACTGGTATCATTATCAAGTCTCACATGCTTGAAAGAAATAAACAACCAAGATTTGAACCGTCTGCGAGTTTATACAATAACTTTACGCAGTCTTTGAATCTATTGTCTATCACTGGATCCGCAGCAAATACAATATCAGGATCTACCTCTTGGTCAGGTTACAGAACTGGATCGGTTGGATATATTCCTTTTACTAGTTCTCAAGGTGTTGAAAAATTCACAGGAGAGTTTGGTGGTAGCACAATTACCGCAACCACTTTGAATAACTTTCAAAAGCAATACGAAATTTCAAAAAATATCAAGGTAGATGCGGGATCATTCGTTACTCAATCTTTGGGAGCTTTATTTCAAAACGTTAGTGGATCAGTGAAATCAAGAACGTTCTTAGATTTAGACTATAATAGCGATCAATTAAAACCATCAAACTATGGTTTAATTACTCAATCTTTGGCCAATAGAACTGCTAATAGCTACATAAACTATTTGGATCCGTACAGTCAATTAGCTCAAGTACAAGATTGGAATTATGCCGCTCAAGTTTATACAATTCCTAGATATTATGGGTCAAAAACCATTAGCGCTACTTATAATGATTATACTCAAGGAGATACTTCTTATGGTAAAACCGCTGCTATCGATAAAATTAAATATCAATATGCTTATTTGATAGATATGTACTCTTCTTCTTTCCAATTGCCCAATAGAGTAAACGCACAAATAAAATACGTTATTGATAATAATCAGAATGTATTAGATTTAACTAAAGCAAACAAAAATATATTTACTACCCAAAATGTATTTAAATCAGGAGAGAATGTTAATATTTCGCTTTTTAACTACGATCCAAATAACAATATGGCTCAGTATCTTACGAATAATCAAGAAGTAAATCTTTACGAAGGTGGATTTAAATACAGTCCCGTTTTACATAGCACGGATGGAATTAATAATAATAAAATATATTCTTTAAATACTCCAATAGAGACATTTACCACAACAAGTACTCCTTCTTACACATATTTGACGCCTTCTGATAATGGATATTGGGGATCTGTAGCCGTTCAAATGAGTACGTCTCCTGGTATATTGTTACTTAATTTTACCGCTAGCGCAAAAGTAACCCCAGACGCTGCTCAAGATACTTATGTGCAAGTGCTTGTAACAAATGTGGCTAGACCGTGGTTGGCGCCTTATGATACATTTACGTATACAAAACAAATTCCTGCTGCTCAATCATCTCCGTACTATTATTCAGTGAATATACCCACTTCTCCTTATAACTGGGTAAATGGCGATACTCTCACTGTATCAATATCTCAAGAGTATTTCTATAACTCTGGAGGAGGCTCGGTATCTAGTAGCGCATATCAAACATCGGTTACAGATTTAGATAGTAGATTATATGCCGAGGACGCGAGAACAATAAGATTATCCGCCACTCAATCTTTGTACTATAATGCGTTTATAGAATTAAATACCGCTGCAGGATTAGAGACACCAATATCTAATTTTTCTTTACGTCAAATGGATTTAGTAAGATTGTATAATTCAGCTAGTGGCTGGGGAAACTATAACGAATCTGAATATCGTGTAAATAACATATACTCTCAAGTTAGTTCTAGTGTTACTTTTTGGTATTTTACTCTAGATAGGGACCTAAACGCAAAAGACACAGACGCTCCATACGCTATACCTGGATACATTTCTAAATATATAGCACTAAAAAGATCTCCTGACGAAACTAACTTAATATTAGCATTTTCAGGATCTTCGAATATCACCGACGATGGTTTAATATTCCCCAAATATATAGACCCCGTTGTCAGGGAAAATTCTGGTAACGTAGTTAAAGCATTAAAGCAACAAAACCTAATTTAACAATATTTATTTTTAAAGCCAAATTATATGTCTTATTTAAGTAGTACATCAGTCGTAGTAGACGCCATCCTTACAAAAAAGGGCCGAGAGTTATTGGCCAGAAACGATGGTTCTTTCAGAATTACACAATTTTCTTTGTCAGATGACGAGGTAGATTATACCCTATACAACCCAAACCACCCTTCTGGATCTGCTTTCTACGGTGAAGCCATAGAAAATATGCCAGTTCTTCAGGCTTTCCCTGACGATACCGAAATCATGAAGTATAAATTGGTAACTCTTCCTAGAGGTACAGCTAAGTTACCAGTGTTAAACGTTGGTTATAACAATATTAGTCTTCGTCAAGGAGCTTCTATTTCTATTACTCCTCAAACATTGAATTACTTGGGAGCTAATAGTACTTACGAGCAATCAGGATACGTTGTTACTATCGGAGACGTTAGAACAACAAGCAACTTTGTTGGAGTTGGAATTAACACCGCAGAGGTTGCTTCTTTAAACGCTACTACTACAATCGGTACAACGGTAAGTAAAACAGTTATTGGTACAACAATCAATATAACAGCCACATCGGTTAACACTTTATTCGGCGGAAATTCTCAATTACAAACAACATTGATAGTAACAGGCCGTGACTCAGGCGCAAGAATTAGTGTTCCAGTAACAATCATTAAAACAAATTTATAATAGTTAACATATGTCTTTTACACCAATTGCCTCATCAGATTTTGTAGTATCTTCGGATTCTGTAACGGCTCCAGCTTGGAGTACGAATGCTCAGACTCTGACCTCCTTTTTTACTGCATCGGCTAACTTAACAAGCAGCTATTATTTGGATGTATATAATACTACTTATAATGCGTCTAACGCAGCTGTTCAATTCTCAGTTGCTTACGGTCACATATACGGTTCAGGTTCAGCACCATTAAATACTTTAGTGCCTCAAAATACTCCAAGTAGAATTACTTTTGGTCAATATAGAAACCTAATATACGGAGACGCTACTGCTAACGTAAATTTTGGGACTGGCAATACTTCTTCTTTAGATCTTATTGCAATTCCTATTGATAGAAATAGATACAAAGGCAATTTATTTCCTGGTACTTTTAACTTGAGTTTGAAATACGGATCATACGCTCAAACTTTATTCTTAACAAACAACTACAACGACGTATCTACTGTAACCTATCTAGATTGCGGTAGAGCTTACAATATTATTTCTGGTTCTAACGGCACTGCTGTAAATAGTCCGCTATTAACAGGAGCACCAGCAAAAGGATATACAGCTTCAGGATCTTACGGTCTTTTCTTACCAGATATTGGTTTGATCTTATTGAATCCTAAAGCTTTAAGTTTACCTACAGCTGGTGGTGGTTTGGCAATTCCTTTCACTACTTCAACAGCAGCTTCAAGCGGTTGGGTTAATCAAGATTTAATTTATCAAACAATTAATTCAGGAAGCTCTTTTACATTAAATTCAGAAGAAACAATATCTTCGGATTATGTGTTTGTAAGAGTTAAGAACGCAGAATACAATTACACTTCGAATCCATCAATGATAGATGTTTCTGGTAGTTTTATATATCCTAACTTTGTTAACAGTCCTCAGACTTATATGACAACAGTTGGTTTGTATAATACCAATAACGAACTTTTGGCTGTGGCAAAAATGTCTAAGCCACTTGTTAAGGACTTTACAAAGGAATCATTAGTTAGAGTAAAATTAGACTGGTAGTAATAAATGAGCAACGCAAAGAATATTTTTGATTCTAACGGAGCACCTACCCCAATAAAAGTTAAATATTCGAATTCCTACGACAACACAACCGTAAACAATTCAGGTATTTCTGCTAAAAAAGGTTTAAATGGAGCAGTGAGTCCGTCCAGTGAAGCATCTTTATCGACGTTGCGCTATTGGTCTGTGAGACACCTTTACTATTCTAATTTCCTTACTGGATCTCTAAACTCAACCGGATCGGCTAACATAAACTCTTTACAATCTACCGCGGCTTCTGGAAGTGGAGACGAAGACATTAGAATTTTTCCAACAGGATCTAATGAAAAGGTAAAAATTATTTCTATTCCTAGAACTGTTGCTGGAGAAAACATTGCAAGAAAAAGTTTCCAATTGTTAGCAGCAGATGGAATTAGCTATAAATTGATAGACGATGGTAATGGAAATGTAGTAGATGCTTTCAATGGCTACGTTCACGTTGGTAATATTATTTATCCTCAAGCTACCATAATAGTTACCAATTCTAATTACTACTGTGTAATGGATGGTGGACCAGACGTAACCAACAAGTATTATACTTTCGATATAAGTCAAAATCCCAAAACTTTTAATCCACTATCTGACGCTGTAGGGGATTGTGCTCCTATAAACAGTGGATCTTTATCTTTATACAGTTATTTCAATACTCCTTTTCCTAGCGTAAGTATTAATACCGTTAACGCAAATGTTACTTTAAGCGAAACTGATCTTAGGACAAATCAGGTCGGAGTTTACAATTCCTTCTTCGACGTAAAATCTGTTGCTCCTTACTACGCTCCTTCTGATCCTGGTAAAATTCAACTTACTATCACTGACTGTAAAATTAGAGGGGTATCTGCCACAAGTCTAGACATTACTCCTACTTACCAAACAGTTAATGTAAAAGCAACAGCCATTGGCGCTAGCACAGATTACTTCAACGTGTATTACGACGTTACTAGCAGTGTTGGTAATCTAATTCCTGCAGTTGATATTAATGGAAATCAAGTATCTCCAATAATAGGGTCTCAACTAACTAACGGAATTGGTTTAGATTTAAAGGTTACCATAGACGCAAACTATTTTTACTTTTACGATTTGGGAGGAGTATGTAATGCAGTAGCAACTCAAGTAAATATTCCAGGAGTTTCTCCAACGCCTACTCAAACACCTACTAAGACTCCATCTAATACTCCAAGTGTTACTGCGACTCCAAGTACGACTCAAACTCCGTCTAATACTCCAAGTATAACCGCTTCTAGTACGCCTAGCGCAACGCCTTCAAATACTCCAAGCATTACTGCAACAGCAACTCCAAGTAATACAGCGTCTATTACTCCTACTCAAACTCCAAGTAATACCGCAACCGCTAGTCAAACTCCTAGTATTACTGCCACACCTACACAGACCGCTTCAAATACTCCGAGTCAAACACCAAGTACTACTCAAACACCAAGTAATACGCCGAGTCAAACTGCTTCGAATACCCCAAGTATTACAGCTAGTCAAACGCCTACACAAACTCCATCTAATACGCCAAGTATTACAGCGACTCCTACTCAAACTCCAAGTAATACGCCGAGTAATACTGCAACGCCTACTCAAACTCCGTCTAATACGGCGAGTATTACCGCGACGCCTAGTCAAACGCCTACTCAAACACCAAGCAATACTCCAAGCATTACTCAAACTCCAAGCAATACTCCAAGTATTACAGCTACGCAAACACCAAGCAATACTCAAACTCCTAGTAAAACCCCGAGTAATACTGCAACGCCTAGTAAAACTCCAAGTAATACGCCAAGTACTACACAAACGCCAAGCAATACGCCTAGCGTAACTAGTACTCAAACGCCGAGTCAAACTCCAAGCTCTCCAGGTTTGGCTTTCTTTACAGATACTACTAGTGGTGGTAGTGGTAACGGTCAATACGTTGATTTTACTAGCGCTTGTAGAAACGGAGTACCGAATACAAACAAGTACCTAAGACCTGGTTTATCTGCTCCTGCTATTTCTGAATACGTTTATAACGAACCAAGTTTAACAACTTTTTATAATGGTGGTACCAGCTATCACTTGATGTTTAGAGGAAGTACTTATTGGGCCGTTAAGATTGGAGCTGTTGGTCAAATTTTAGATGTAGTAGATTGTTCTACTGTGCCTTCTCAAACACCTACTCCAACAGTAACTCAAACGCCAAGTAATACTCCATCAATTACGCCTTCTACTATTATGTACACAGTGAAGTACGCTCCGTTTACTTCTGGAGGTCTTGCTGGATGTAGCTCTGGTTCTACTGTATCTATTAGCTTTAATAGCGGAACTTTCTGTACTGCAACATTTATTAATGGTGCTGGATTAGCTGCTATACCTGCAGGAAACTATACATTCTCTTACGGAGGTCAATTCATAAACGTTACTTTAAATGGAACCACTACCGGTGAAGTTTATAGCTTTGGATGTACTGTATGTCCTAGTCCTAGCGTTACGCCTACTATCACAGCGAGTCCGACCCCTACGACAGTAATTTACCCAGTTAGTTATGCGCCGTTTGCTTCTGGAGCCAGCGCAGCGTGCGTAGCTGGTAATACTCTTAACGTCGCTTTCAATACAGGTAATTTCTGTACAGCTACTTCAGTTACAGGCGCTGGATTGGCCGCTTTACCTGCAGGAAATTATTACTTCGCTAGCAATGGTAATACAATAAATGTTACATTAAACGGAACAACTACAGGTGTGATTTATAGTACTGGTTGTCAACTTTGTCCTAGTCCTACACCAACATCAACAGCAACGCCTCCGGCCACTCCTTCGAATACTGCGACTCCTCCAAATACTCCGTCTTCTACTTCTCCTGGCGTATCATTTGGAAGATCTACTGATACTTACCTTACTACTTACTTGACTTGCCAAGGTATTCCGGCCTTAACCGTATATCAACCGCCTGTTAATGGTACCGTACCTACTGTTGGAGCTCAATTATATACTAATTCTACGCTTACCACAACATGGACTCCGCTTACTACTTCAGGTTATTACTATTTCTTTAGAAGTACTTTAGGATATGCTGTGACTGTTAACTCTTTTGGTGCTATCCTTTCAGTGATTGCTTGTGCTGATCTTCCTTCGCAAACGCCTTCGATGACTCCAACCAAGACACCAAGTAATACTGCTACTCCGCCTGTAACGCCTAGTCAGACCGCATCAGTTACTCCACCAGTAACACCTACTAAAACGCCTTCTAATACTGTTAGTGGTACTCCTGCTGTGACTCCAAGTATTACTAGAACACCTAACAATACACCGAGCGTTAGTAATATTCCTCAAGGATTCGCTATAGATTTAACAGGCTATACAAACGAAACAGATACTTGTAGAAATGGAGAACAATTCCCTCTTGATACTTATTACATGGCTCCATCATATACGGTTCCTACAGTAGGTCAATTCGTATATAGCGATTATCAATTATATACTACGTACAATGGTAATTCTCAATACCACTTAATGAGAAGAAGTACCACTACTTGGGCTGTATTGATTGCGTTCTCAGGTCAAATTCAAAGAGTAGTAGATTGTTCTACGATACCTTCTAACCCAGCTACGCCTTCTAAAACACCATCAAGTACTCCGCCTAGTACACCACCTAATACACCTGCTAGTACGCCACCTAATACACCATCGTCAACAACTCCTAGCATATCATTTGGAAAATCTACTAGCACTTACGCAACTACTTACTTGGCTTGTGACGGCGGTACTATAACCGGGGTGATATATCAATCACCGGCTTTTGGAACAACTCCAACAGCAGGAGCTCAATTATATACTGATTCTGCGCTTACCGCAACTTGGACGCCACCATCAACATCAGGATTTTACTTATTCCAATACGGCGGTAGTACTAAATGGGCAGTAATAATGAGCGCTGGCGGCGTTGTTAATACCGTTACAAGTTGTGCTACTCTTCCTTCTCAAACTCCTACACCTAGCATAACTACACCAGCTTCTGGATTTGGATATATAGGAGGATACGGTAATGCTACTGATGCTTGTAGAGGTAGTGCGCCTACGGGAACTATGTACACATCTCCTGGTACTAATGTTATCATGGTAGGAACTCAATTCTATAATAATTCTGCTTTAACTCAAACTTTCCCTGGTAACAACGTTTGGTATAAAGTAGTAAAAGGCGGTAGCACTTGGGCAGCTTATATTGATGCTAGCGGTATAGTTCAAAATTATACAGATTGTACGGCTATACCTTCTCAAACTCCTACGCCTCCAACAACTCCGTGTGCTACGCCTGCAGCGCTATACGATTACTATCTAATGACTGAATATCAGTGTAGTGGATTAGCTTGTGCTACTACTGGACTAGAAGCAATATGTGCTTTCCCAGCTGGAACTGGCATAAATCCTAATAGATTTTATTTACCTACTTCATTTCCTGATATAGCCTATAAATACATTACAGAAGCTGGCGCACAGACAGCTGTTATTATGGGTACAACAGCCTATGTTAATTGCGCAGCTGCATTAGGATGCGGAGCAGAAGTATAAATTTAAAAAATATGAATAATTATCAGATAACTTTAACGTATACTCTTGAAGATAACCGAGTAATTAAGATTAAATACATAACACCCGCAAACACTTACGAAGAAGCTGTATTACTAGTAAGGGAAAAGGGAGAAGAGCGACAAAGAATAATGGGAGGTCATATAGAATCTATAAGTTAATATCACTATAAAGATAAAATAAAAAATATAGAATAAAAGTTTTAAATTAAGTTATGGCCAAAATATTTGTTTCGATAGCTGCATATAGAGACCCGGAACTTTTACCCACTTTAAAGGACTTAATAGCCAACGCAAAAAATCCAAAAGATTTGGTGATTTGTATTGCTTGGCAACACGCAGAAGAGGACACTTGGGACACTCTAGAAAAATACAAAAAAGATAAACGATTTAAGATAATTGACATTCCTTACCAAGAAGCCAAAGGAGTTTGTCACGCTAGAAATTTAATACAACAACAATACGACGGAGAAGATTATTACTTTCAACTAGATTCTCATCATAGATTTATTAAGGATTGGGATAAAGAGTTGAAAGAGATGATTAGCTATCTTCAGTGTAGAGGATACTATAAACCAATACTATCCACTTATTTGCCTTCGTACTTTCCAGAAAGCGATCCTAAAGGCAGGTTAGAAGAGGTTTGGAGTTTGAATATAGACAGATTCATGCCAGCCGGCGCCATATTTTTGAGACCTCAAGGATTGGACGGATGGAGACAAATGAAAGAACCAATATTCTCTAGATTTTTATCAGCTCACTTTATATTTACTATTGGTAAATTTGTAACAGAAGTTCCTTACGATCCTAATTTGTATTTTCACGGAGAAGAGAGTTCTTTGGCCGCAAGAGCTTATACGCATGGATACGATTTATTTAATCCTCATAAAGTTTATGCTTGGCACGAATACACCAGAGAGGGAAAGAAAAAACATTGGGACGATAGTCAAGATTGGAAAGCCAAAGACGACGCATCTTACGCAAGATTTAGAAAGCTATTTGGTATGGACCCCGGTTGCACTCCTTGTCAAAGAAAGCTATTAGGACCTTACGGATTTGGAATGGTAAGAACTTTAGAAGCCTTTGAAAGATATGCGGGTTTAAAATTTGCTACAAGACAAATACACAAACAAACGCTATTGCACAAGCCACCTCCTATACAAGGCGATTACGAAAGCGGATTATGTAATATGATAAAAGTTTGCATAGACGTTTACAAAGGATCTTTACCAGAAACTGATTACGATTTATTTGCAGTAGCTCTTATAGATGAAAATGGAAATGATTTACATAGAAAAGATTGCAATGAATTAGAAATACGTGGATTGTTAACTACTGACGCTAACGATAAGTTTGTGCATATTTGGAGAGAATACGAAGATATACGACAACCGCATTCTTGGAGAGTTTGGCCTCATTCTAAATCAAAAGGTTGGATGGAAAAAATAGAACAAGTTATATTATATGAATAAAAATAAAGAAACAATATTAATTCATCTGCCCTCTTATAGAGACCCAGAATTAATACCAACAATTAAGGACGCTTTAGCAAATGCTAAGTACCCAAAAAGAGTACACTTCGGTATCTGTAGACAATACTGTGAAACAGATGAGTTCGACAATCTTGATGAATACAGAGAAGATTCAAGATTTCACATAATGGATGTGCCTTACAAAGAAGCCGAAGGATTACCATGGGCAAGAGCTCAAATCAACGAGAAACTTTTAACTGATCAGGATTATATACTACAATTAGATTCTCATCATCGATTCGAAAAGGATTGGGATGTTACCTTAATAGACATGCACAATGGACTAGAGAAGCAGGGATACAAACCTATTCTTGCTGGTTATTTACCTCTGTACGATCCATACAACGATCCTCAAGGAAGAGCTGATGTACCATGGCAACAACAATTCGTTTGCTTCTATCCTCATGGTACCATATTCATCAGACCAGCTTTGTTAGAAGGTTGGCAAGATATGACAGAACCAGCGATGTCCAGATTTTTATCAGGTCATTTCTGTTTTGCTAGATCAGAATGGGCTAGAGAAATCAAACACGATCCAAACATTTACTTTAGCGGAGAGGAGATTAATCTTACCGTGCGCTCCTATACTCATGGTTACGATATGTTCCATCCTCATAGAATTGTTATTTGGCACTCAACAATGCGCGAAGAAAGAAGCGGGATTCTCAAATGGGACGACGATTCAAAGAACGGAATTGACTGGTCAAAAAAACAATCCGACTCACGCAAAAGAATTAGAGTTTTATTGGGTTCAGAAGAAGATGCTACTATGGATTTAACTGGTTACGATATTGGTAAAGTTAGAACTGTTAGAGATTACGAGAAATATGCAGGTGTTGATTTTAAAAGAAGAGCTGTTCAACAATACACTTTGGACAACAAGTATCCACCAAATCCTTATATAGAGAACGACGAATTATGGGAACAATCTTTTACTAGATCTTTTTATTATTTAGTAAATGTGAACAAGCATGACTTCTCTAGAAACGATTATAAGTTTGTATTAGTTGCATTCGATGATGAGAATGGAATTTCAATTAACAGTGAATTCGTAGACGATGGTAGAATACAACAATTTAACGAAGGCATAAATATACATTACGAAAAACATTTTTTAATTACCAAGAAGCCTACAAAAGTAGTGTATTGGGCATTTAGTGAAGCTGGAGGATGGGGAGAAAGGGTCGAAGCATTACTACAAGATTAACAATTAAACAAAAAAACATATGAAAAAAGTATTTTTAGATTTTGGATTTAGATACGGAGAAGGATTCGAAATAATAAACGATTATCTTCAAATGGATTCTACTTGGGAAATGATAGCGTACGAACCCAACACTGAAATAGCTGTAGAAGAAGCCATAGAAAAATTGAATGCGCCTTGTAAAGTTGAGTATAGAAAGCAAGCAGTTTGGGTATACAATGGAACTATAGAGTTTTTGGTAGAAGACAAAAGAGAGCGGTATAAAGGTCATCAAATACCAGAAACCGAAGAAGGCTTGTTTGAAGGAGAAGCATCGCACATATCAATATTGTCTTCTAGAAATTCTAATATGTGCACAAAGAAAGTAGAAGTGCCTTGCGTTGATATAAAAACTATTTTAGAAGAACACAGAGGAAAAGAGATTTATATAAAAGCAGATATCGAAGGTGCAGAATTTGAGATAGTAAAAAGAATCATTAGTGAAAATCTATGTTCTGATATTAAGTTAATGTGGATTGAATGGCATCCTGACGATTTAGGTCCTGACTATGAAAGTTTAAGGGTTGAATTAATAGACACTCTAAGAAAAAATGGAGTACGAAACGAACTTTGGCACTAATGAAAAAAATTAAATTAGAATGTTGGTGGACAGATTCAGGCAATTTAACTCGTAGATTTTTAGAACAGTTTGTGCCTGATATTGATAGAGAAAATTATGAATTTGTTTACGGAGAAGAATACGATTATCTTATTGTTTTTGGTAGAACTAATTGGGAAAATATAAAAGTTTCTAAAGAAAAAGTTTTATTCTTTTCTCAAGAACCTTTGTGGTCTCATAACGAAACAAAAGAGATTCATCAATACTCTGATAAAATATTTGTAGCCGATAAAAGACTGTATCCAGAAAGTGACTCTTACAAAGAAGAATTATTTCCCATGTTTTACGGAGCAAAGGGTGAATACGATTCAAGACCAGAATTTGATTGGTCCAAAAAAATATTTGAATCAGATCTTTCTCAAACTAAAACGAAGAGCGTTAGTATGGTTGTTACCAAAAACTATAATTCTCACGTTGATCAATTTAATAGACCGGAATTCTTCGATATCATATACAAAAAAAGAACTGATCTAGGCATTGCGCTTTCAGAAGTATTGCCTCAAGTGGATATTTGGGGAGTGTATTGGGAAAATAATGATATCAATCTACACGGAGAAGCGTGGAACAAAAGAGTGGCTTTGAACGATCATAAGTTCTCAATTGCCTGCGAAAACACAGTACAAAAAAATTACATAAGCGAAAAGTTTTGGGACTGCATTTTAACTGAAACAGTACCCATATATTTGGGATGCAACAATATTTATGAACTGGTACCTCAAGACAGTTTCATCTACTTAAATCCTGATAAGGACAATATGGATCAAATAATCTCTACAATAAAAGAAGTCGAAGCTAACGCAGACGCTTTGTACGAAATGTACTTACCAAAAATAAAGGCACTAAAACAGGAATTTATTCACGGAACAAAATATAATCTTTGGAATAAGATTAAAAGCGAAATAGCATGAAAATAAAGTTTATAACTTGCATATACGATAATCTTTTTGGTACAGATTTAGGGGGCAGATTTAATAGAGGAGGTCATTATAAGCACTCTTTAAAAGCAATAATGAACATTACAATCGCTGATTTTCTATTGTATACTAGCGAAGAAGAAATAGAGGATCTTAGGAACTTCTTTTATGCGGAGTGTGGATTTACAGAAGATAGATTGCAGATAAAGACCTACGATATCAGGAACACTCCTTACAAAGAAAAATTTGAACTGTATAAAAACTTAGAAGAAGTAAAGCAATCAGATAGGTGCCCAGAAATACAATATGCTAAGTTAACTTGGTTGGAAGATTTTAACGAACCAGATTACGATTATCTGTTTTGGATAGACGCGGGACTCTCTTCAAACATTCTTTTCCCCGACAGATATTTTCCCGAGGATAAAGGCTATTATCCGAGATATTTTGGATCATCCGCTTATACAGATATGCTAGTTCAAAATTTAGTAAAATATGTAGGAGATAAAGTACTCTTAATAAGAAAAGATAACACAAACAATTTTTGGTCTGGTACGGTTCCTGGAAAATATTACACCGAGCATCGCTCTGAAAAACACATCATAGGTGGTTTATTTGGAGGAAAAATAGAAAGCACAAAGGAATTTGCTAGACTTTTTAGAGAGTCGGCTAATACTGTTTTAGACGGAGAAAAAAGAATCTTCTACGAAGAAAATATAATGTCTTTAGTTTACTATAACAATCAAGAGCTATTTGCTACTTTGGATTTTGATATTTGGTGGCACGAAGACGAAAGAATTAACTATCCTGATTTTGATATTATAGAACACACAACCGTTAATAAATCTTTTTATAAGATATTTGTAGAATTAGAAAATATGTATGCATGAAAGTAGCTTTGATCATGAAGTTTTGGCACGATGGACAAGAGAATTCTTCTCGTGTTATAAACGTAAATTATACTTGGGAAAAATTAAAACACTTAACTTCTTATTTAAGAGATAACGGTGTAGATTGTGATTGTGAACTATTTGATTTTTCTCCAGATAAAATTATTCAAGAGAGTACTCATATTCCTTTCGGCTTAGGAGAATATAGATTGGCAGAAAAACAAAATATTATTTTAAAAAGAAAACATGACTCTGATTACTTTTTTGCTTTCGATTGTGATGCGTTCTTTCACGAAAATGATTACGCTTCAATACTAAATATAATAAGAGAACTTCAACCTAATTGGGCGTATTCTTTTGATATGGCAAAATTAGACGGAGGTTCTACTGAAAAGGTTTTATCAAATAATTACAACACAGAAGAATTAGAATTTAATTATGCTTTTACTGGAGATAAAGTTCATGGACCTTTTGGGGTTGGACATAGAGGCGGTTTAGGAGGCGTTTATTTAGTAGACACAAAAATGTTAACACAGAACGGAGGATTCAACGAGAATTATATTGGATGGGGAGGAGAAGACAACGATGCTTTGGATAAAATAACTCAAACTGGTGTTGTTAATCCTATTAAATCTTTTGCTCCTTATCATTTACAACACTTTACGGATTGGGGAAGTAAAGCCTATACAGTTCGGTTTCCTAGCTACACAATAGGAATTACTACGTTTTCAAAAAGAATAGGATACCTTAGCGCTTTAATTCCACAAATAAGAAAGCACAATGGCAATAAGATATTACTTTGTATTAATGGAGAAAAAGACGGAGTTTTTAGCAACGATTATAGAAATCAAGTTTTAAGACTTTGCACAGAATACGACAACGTATATCCTATATTCTTTATCGAAACTAGAGGACTCGCAAAGATGTGGAATAGTATCATCTCTCATAGCGACGAAGAAAATATATTAATGCTAGGTGACGATATAGAAATACATTCTGATAATATTTTTACAGATGTACAAGAGCACATAAAGGGAGATTACTATAGTGGACTAACAAGAATAAATGGATCTTACGCTCACTTCTTAATCAATAAAAAAGTGATGAACGAATTGGGATATTTCGACGAAAGGCTATTGGGATTTGGTGAAGAGGACGGAGATATTACTTGGAGATTTATAGACAAATATAAAAAGCCAATTGGCGAAATGCAAACAGGAGGAGTAGTGAATATAGTATCTGATATACGCCATGATTATATAAAACCTGGAGTCGGTAAATATTCTTTGTATAATAGGAAATTTATGTTTGAAGAAAAATATGTGTGTGGACCAGAATACGAAGGCAATCCAGTTGGAATGTTTGGTCAGCCTTGTAAAATGGTCATAGAAACACCTAGCTCATTACCTTACGAAGGATACTTTTTAGAAAATAAAATAAAGTTATAGATGGAACCAAAATTAGATTTAACGATAGTCACAGGACTTTGGAATATAAATAGACAAGGGCGACCTTTCGAACATTACATAGAGCACTTCAAGAAGTTCTTGGACATGCCCTATAATTTATTCATATACATTCCACAAGAGTACGAATACTTAGTGTGGGAAAAAAGATCAAGAGACAATACGTTTGTTAAGATCTACGAATTAGACGATGTAAAAAGATTGTACGATCCATTTTGGGATAAAACACAAAAGATAAGAACGAATCCTGAGTGGTTGAATTTAACCGGTGAAGGCGGTTGGTTGCCTGGCAGTCCTCAAGCAAGTTTAGAATGGTACAATCCAATAGTAATGTCCAAAATGTTTATGCTACACGACGCTAGTATTTGGGATCCATTCGCTACTGAACATTTTATTTGGTTGGACGCAGGAATATCCAACACTGTTTACGAAAATTACTTCTCTCAAAACAGAGTGTTAGACAAGATAATTCCTTACTTAAGTTCTTTCTTATTTTTATCTTATCCGTATCAAGCTACAGACGAAATACACGGTTTTAAATTCAATAGAATAAATGCTTACTGCGAAGATACAGCTAAGTACGTTTGTAGAGGTGGACTATTTGGAGGTACAAAGAAAGCCATTCACGAAGCTAACGGACTTTATTATGCGTTATTACAAAGATCCTTAGACGAAGGTTTGATGGGCACAGAAGAGAGTTTATTTTTAATAATGGCTTATCAGTATCCAGAAATTTATAGGAGATACGCTTTAGACGAAAATGGCTTAATCATAAAATTCATCCAAGCCTTAGATCAAGGTACAGTAGAATTAGAACCTGTACCAGAAAAAAGAGTCGGTCTTATTCAAAAAAGTTTAAACTTAGACGGCATAAAAACATCTCTTTATGTTTTAACTTTTAACTTTCCTCATCAACTACAAACACTAATAGACTCTTACGAAAAACATCCTAACTTTTTAGATAAGACTAGAAAAATTCTATTAGATAATTCTACAGACGAAGAGTCTAGAATAAAGAATAGAGAGATCGCAGACAAGTACGGATTCGAACATATTATTACAGGAAAGAATGGAGGAATTTGTGGTGGTAGACAATTAGCCGCAGAACATTTTCACGAATCCGATAGTGACTTCTATATATTCTTAGAAGACGATATGTGCATACACGATCCTTCTACTAAAGGCGAATTCTGTAGAAATGGTTTTAGATTTTATATAGACAACTTATATAACAAGATACACAAGATAATGTTGAAAGAGGATTTTGACTTTCTTAAATTATCTTATACAGAAGTATACATGGACAATAACATTCAAGTGTCTTGGTACAATGTTCCACAACACGTAAGATCAGAAGTCTGGCCGGATTACGATAAATTGCCAGAACACGGTCTAGATCCAAGGGCTCCAAGAACACGGTTCGATAAAATAGAAGTACTAGAGGATTTGAGTTATATAACAGGAGAAATATATTATGCTAACTGGCCCATGATTGTTAGCAAAAAAGGAAATCAAAAAATGTTTATTGATGTAAAATGGAATCACCCTTACGAACAAACTTGGATGAGCTATATGTTCCAAGAGTCCATGAAAGGAAATCTAAATCCAGGTATTTTATTAGCCAGCCCGGTTAATCACAACAGGATTGCTCACTATAAGCCTGAGGAAAGACGTGAGAACTAATATTTATTAACATGCCAACACCATCAGCAGCAGTAATACCATTTAACTTCACGGCCTCGTCTGAGTATACCATATACCAAAAAGAGGTTAGATGCCACGTGAACGAAAACGAGTTTAACTACACCCTAAACAACAGCGCTATTAAAGACGGCACCACAGGATCTTACATAGACGTAGCAACCGGTTCTGACTTTAGACCCTACGCTACCACCGTTGGTCTTTACAACGATGTTAATCAGCTCATATTGGTAGGTAAATTATCAACGCCCTATCCAATTCCTTCTAACACAGACATTACGTTTGTTGTTCGTTGGGATAGCTAAGATATTTATTAGAAAACAGTCTATGTCAAATTGGTTTACGTACGATGGTAATCACGATCCCGTTAATTTTGTAAAACCGCTTACTCAGCTTTCTGATTTTCCAGAGAACGTAGTTGGATTCGTTTACAAAGTCACAAACAATAAGACCGGCAAATTTTACGTCGGCAAAAAAATCCTTAGAAACGTTCTAACAAAGACCCTAACAAAGAAGGAAATTTCAGAGTGGGTAAAACCAGGACGTATCCCAAAGAAAAGAAAGGAGATCAAAGAGAGCAATTGGGCCGACTACTACGGATCTAGTAAGTTGATCATAGACGATATTAAACTGTTTGGTAAAGATATATTCACTAGAGAGATATTAAGGTTATGCACCACGAAGAAACAGATGAGTTATTGGGAGACCTATTATCAAATGACCTTAAGAGTTTTAGAGGTGGAAAGCTATAACGAGAATATAGCAGGCAAATGGTACCGCAGGGACGTTAATCCAATCACACCCGAGCTCGAGGCCGAAGAGTAGTAACAATTACGATATAATATTAAGACAAAATAAAAGGGAGCCCAAATGAGCTCCCTTTCTTATTTACTAACTGTATGCTCCTAATACATTAAACCTCTGTGTTCAATTCCATTCATAAACTCTTCTTGATCTGTCAGAGCCAGACTGAATGTGTCCGGAAAGATCCAAGTGTAAGGAATGTTCTTGGTCGGTTTCTTTTCACCATGAGAGATTGCGATGTGCTTCCAAAAGAAACAGGTCTTGTCTTCAATGTTCAGATACTTCTGTTCAGTCATTGGGTTTAACGGGTGATTCACTAGCAGATCCATCTGATACAACCATTGCTCTGCCTGTTTGTTCTCAGGTGTGAATACTCCAGCTTCGTTAATAGTATACTTAACTTTACCGTTTAGGTTCTGACCACCGAATATCTGGTGTAATCCATCGAAGTGACCAGTACCACCGAATAGAATAGATTCAGGATCTACCAAGTGTGGATAACTCATAGCGATGTATCTTGCAGTGTTCTTACATGGATACAAAGGACTTCTAAAGTTTTGATGCTCTTTAAAGTACTTCTCAAGAATCTTTGCAAACTCCATCATTGTGTACTTTCCACGCTTACCATCTTCAACGTCCTGTAAAACGTAAGCCAATTCTTGACCAGCAATTCTAGGTCCGTGTAACAACCAATGTTTAACGTCTGTGCCCTTTGGATAATAGATTTGAAATAGATCGTTTCTTGCGTGACGATTGTTGACGAAGTGATCCTTAGTAGAATCAATGCCTTCTTTTGCCAATTTCATGAATGTGCCCCAATGTTCGTTACTAAAACTAAACACTAAAGTATAAAACATTCTTAGTTCGTTGTCTGTAACATTGTCCCTCATGTAGTAACAGTAAGGATGTTCGTGCCAATGCAAGCGATGTGAAAAGATTTGATACTCTGATTTTAACAAAGAGTCTTTTCTGTTATCGAATTTTTGGCAGAACTCAAAGAACTTTTCGATACGCTGATCTAACGACCAATCTCGCATCCAAGAGTCCTTTGGTTTTTTGCCTTTAAATTCTACTTCGCAAGTGTTTGGAAATAAAATTTCACTCATTATTTTGCTATTTTTTTTGTAGGTTTTTTCTTAACATAAGTAGAAGTCTTCTTTGCATAATCTGATACTGCATACTTTAAAATGATGTCTTCTTCTGTTTTATTCAATTTGTATATCTTTCTAACGTAGCGTTCAGATCTTGGAATAATCAAAGAATTCTGAGTGCTGTTCGGTAAAGGTCTAATTGAATTTGGTTCTGTCTTTAGAATGTTAAGATCAACTTCTAGTAACCAACCATCGTATTCGTTTTCCCATACCATAGGAATACTTAAGATATAAAGTTTCTCGCACTTTAAAGCGTGTTCTACTTGTTTACCTGAATCGGCATCTAATGCCCAACAATTGTGTTGATGATAAGGCGAAATCGTTTTTAATTGAGTAATGGTTGGAGTTTGTCTATCAAAAAATACTAAGTGATCGTTGTATCCGTATGGATCTGGATTGATGTGGACTTTGTAGCCCATATCTTGCATAACGTTGTTAAATATTTTTTCTCCTGTTAATCCTTGGATGTGGATGTTTTTTGTCTGCTTTGCAGATTTGTTTGTTGTGTAAGCCATTATTTGTTATAATGTTGTTGTACCCTGTCCTTGTATTGCTCTTCTGTTATAAGAAGTGATTTAAGTACCTTGTCATCGGAAGGGTGTTCTGTAATACCGTTAAAACTTGGGACAAGACCAAGATCTAACATTGCTTTCTGTCGACCGTATGGATGGTCTATAATACTGCTGCTGTTCCATACATGATCGAAATCTAAGTGATCGTAGTCTGCTCCGGGTTTTACGTAGTTCTCAATCCATCGAATTGAGTCACACGTTATGTCCTCTGCGTTGTACGGATAACTGCCAGTGTCGTCGTATATCTTCATCATTACTGAATCCAAAAATACTTCTTCTTGCATTTTAGTAGACTTCTTTGCTAAATAGCTAACGCACTCCTTTGCATTCGTACCGTAATAAAATGGACTTTCACGGTTAACGAATTCAGGGAACCAATCGGCTATGTCAGCAATAAATGCAGCGTACTGAAATCTGAAAGCTCTAAGGCCTCTGTCTGTATTCCACTTAAACATAAAGTCTCCTACTTCTCTCAAGTCTTTTTTATCGCCATTCTCTAAGAAGCTAGCTACGTCTTCTGCAAGTTGTGGAACGAATTCGCAAAGGAAATAATCTCCTCCACGTTTGTAATTGCCTTGAGGTTTAGGAAAACTTGGGAACTGATAGCCTACCGATGTGTAGAATGGTTTAGTGGCTCCTTTTATGATGTCTATCAGCTGAGGTATATTGTCAGCTTGATGCATCTCGAACAAGAGCGTGTTGTGATAGCCTGAAGGCTTCATCGAGTAGTTAATACCAGAACCTGTTAATCTGTGAAACAAGAACAAATAGATCCACTCCTTTAAACCAAACACGCTGCGCTTGCCTGTCCAATTTTTAGAAACGGTTTCTCTCTGTTTTGTCATATGACCTTGAGTCATTTTATTCCAGTAAGGGTGATCTTCGGAAAAACCATAAAAAACATCGTTAACTATCTGTGAGAATCCAGCGTACTTTCTTTCAACAACGTCGTATAGTTCAACGTGTTTCATTAAGTCATCGGGCACAGAGCTATCTGCATGTTTTATAATTCCTAAGTTACACTCTTCTTGTTGTGTTTTAGCCATTTGGTAATAGCGTAAAAATTCTTCGTAATACGGTGTGGTTGTAATCCACTTT